ATTAGATTTATTTAAATCTTTGTTGAATAATTGGCAAGCCATTAAAGAAAGTGAAGCAGCACGACAGATATATCATTTTATTTCCACAGTATTGGCAACTGGTTTATGTAAAGTCAATAATATCAATATTTGTTATAAGGGATTAGAGGTGTTCAAAATTATGGCGACGAAGAAAGTAGCAAATTTAGTTGATTTAGTTCAGGTTATAATTGAGACAACTATATTCTTTTATGAAAGAGGTTGTGTTTATCTACAGACAAATAATCTGTGGGATTTGATGTACTCTGATAGTCAAATATTGCAATTTGAGAAGGAATACGCCTTTATCCTAGCTAATGAACCCCATGCACTCTTGAGTGAATGGGAAGCCATGGGTATGTCTAGTATTGATTATCATAGTTTAATGGAGAAAGTAACAAATGATATATTGGGTATGATAAAGGTATCTACTGGGCCAGAAAAAAGTAATTTGACAACCAAATTAGTTATGCTTGAAAAGACTAAGATTAGAGTAAAGCGTGCTAATGTTGCTCCTTCTATGAGAATGAAACCATTTGGTGTATGTCTTTTTGGAGGAACAGGTGTTGGCAAGTCATCTGTATTGCCGTATATAATTCATTATTTAAATACTGTAAATGGTTTTGAATCATCTAAAGATAGGGTAGTAACCCTTAATCCCGCTGATAAATTTCAATCTGAGATTAAATGTAATACAAATGTTGTTATTATTGATGACATTATGAATCAGAAATTGGAAGTTTCGGAGGGATCACCTGGTGATTTAATTATACGTTTATTAAATAATATACCAGCAGCTGCACTTAAAGCTGAGGTTGAAGCAAAAGGTAATGTTATGGAATCCAAACTTTGTTTATGGAACCACAAATGTTAAAAATTTGTGTGCAAGTCAACTTTCTAACGAACCGGTATCCATATTAAGACGTTTCGAGTACTTTATAACTACTACAGTTAAGGATGAGTACAAACGTAAAGATAGTAATATGTTGGATTCGAGCAAGGTTAAAACTGATAAAGTACCTGATGCTTGGTGGTTTAAAGTGGAATATGTTGTACCTCTAGCTGTTCATGATGGACATGCTGCCAGTCCTAGTTATATTATAGCAGAGGATGATGGTAGAAAGTTAGAGAAGATAGGGTTTCAGCAGTTGTTAGATTACCTAGGACATCAATCAAGAATACATTTTGACAGTCAACGGTCATTTGTAAGTAGATCAGCTGATATCTTCAAGATGAAGATTTGTGATAGTTGTAAGCAATTTGAAGGTTTTTGTAATTGTGACAACAATATAGCTGAACTTAATGAAAATTCTAGCAATGATCATAATATTATTTTTGGAGATTATCCTACTTCTCTTTTAGAATCAACTACCCATTTCGAGGGAGATTTCTCTGATATTGATAGTATAGATAGCACACAGGATCCAAATGAATCAGATGATAGTATAGATTGGAATTTATTAAGGGATTTACAATTTGCTGAAGAAGCTAGAGAGTTTGCTTCAATGCAAGGGCGTCGACTTAAATATCAAACAAATGACTGGTTGAGAGATATATTTGATAAAGAACGTATTAAGAAGAACAAGATTAAGCATCAAAAAGATATCACTAAGATTATCAGTTCAAGTGAGGATAGTTTAATAGTATCTGACGATGAAGGCATGACAAGTTCTGATGATCGTTCTCCTATTACTAGTGATTCTGAAGGTAATGATAGTATTGGTCTGGATCAGTTATTCTTAGGTGTTAATTTACCCACGAAGACACGGTTTGAACATGTAAGGGATAAATCAATTAAAACTGTTATTAAGAATCCATTTTTACAAAGTTTTATAACTGGACAATATAATTCTATATTGGGATGGTCTGCTGTGTGTTGGAATTTCCTATACGCTAAGTGGAAAACAAACAAATGGGATTGCATGTTCTTTATGTTACTTCTAATGATTAACAGTGCTGTTATCGCCACTATCACAGTTCCAGTAGCTGTTGCTACTAGATTTGGTTTGTGTGCAGTTTCTCGTATTGATTGGTGTCATGAATGGGCGTCTGAGCGGATGACAGATTTATTTTTGAGACACTCTAAATTGACTACACTCCGTGCTAAGAGAATTAAACAGATTAGAAAAGTCATGAAAGTATCACTATATGGTGTTACTATAATGAGCGCTGCTTATTTGTTGAGAAAGGCATTTAAAGCTTACAAAGCATATAATTGTCAAACCTTAAGTACTGGTGGATCATTACCCGTTGATGAGAAACATAAAGTAGATCATTGGGCTCCAGCTGTTATCTCAAAAGTTGTACCTAGTTTGAGGAGTTCTACTACTACCCCTGAACAACTTAGAAATTTAATAGAGAAAAAACTAGGAAGTGC